GCCTGACCCCGCGCTGGATCAGCAGCCGAGACACTTCGATTGACCTTCATCAACTGCCGAGATAACTGAGTCTTAACCTCCTGATCTATAACCGCCGGATCAGCAGATTGGCCGTGGTCGATGTAGGCTTGGTGGGTGGCGCGGGCCTTGATTCCAGCGACCTGATCATCGAACGTTGGCCCTTCGGTAGTGCCGAGAGTTGCTAGTGTATCGCCTCGGGCATCAATATACGCCTTTGACGCAGCCTTGGTCTCATCATCCAGTCCCTGTCGCGCCAACACCCCACCATGCCATACCATCGCCGATTCGTTGCGACGGGAATCACGGAGATATTGTTGCTTGGCATAGGGGCTGAGACCTGCGGCTCCATCATCGCGAATCTTGGCTAGGTCTTCTTTGTATTGGTCGTATCCGGCAATCCGATCTGCGCCCTTGAGCTTATCATACTCAAGGTATCGATCGTTCATCTTGTTGAATGTATCTGCAGATTGCGCATCAGCCTTATTATCCTGATCCAGCATCTGCATCGCATTGGCGCGGTCGAATAGTTCTTTGCCGGCGCTTTGGGTTACCTCGCCCAGGTGTGTGATCGCCCCCGCCACAGCCCCACCGAACGCTGCGACTGGCGTGTCCACCCTCGCCCGCTCAATCGGGTTGACCTGCGGCGTTACGTCAGTTGTGCCAGAGTACGGTACAGGCTGGGCCATTAAGGCGATCCCCACAATCCAGTTTGTTGGCCTTTGAGCCATTCGGAGGAGACGCTGGAGGCTGCGCCGAGGACGGATGATCCAGCACCGATATAGCCAGCCTCAAGTGCATTGGCCCCGGCCATTTGGTACACGTTCGCTTGTGCACCGGCCAGCGTTGCCTGGGTCTCATAGCTATACGCCGTCTTCGCTGCGTTACTACGGATCACATCGCTGTTGAGCCGAGTGATAGTTCCCTGGCTAGTCTGCACCTGCTTCGCTGAGCCGCTGTTCACATCCAGCCCCGACGCACCCTGGGCCGCGACTATCTGGCCCATTTGCTGTTTGCCACGGAGCCCGGATTGAAATGCTTGTTGCTCACCGGTTTCGCTAGCGAATGTGGCGTTCTGTTTATCGATCTGCTCGTTCAGCCTCGCGATGGATGCTTGATAATCAAACATCTTTTCGTTGGCAATGCCTGAGCTAATCGAGCCGAAGGCTGACAGTATCCCGCCCGCTGCTGTAGCCCCAATCCCGATCTGTCCGATCTGTGTATTTGACATACCGAAGGGGTTAGAGCTAGAACCAGGTCCTACATTGGATTTATTCGCATCGGCCGGGTTCACGGTGCGGCTCCTATGGTGAACATAACAGCCTTGCCTTCCAGTTGCTCGAACCGAGCCCCCAGCGATCGGAGCCAAGTGATGCTACGGGTGCCGGGCGTGCAGTGGCCGATAATCTTCGGGTAGCGTTTGGAGAGTAGGGCGATGGTCCGGCGGGCGAGGAGGCCAACGACTACTTTGTGCTTGTCGGTGTATGGCGTGGTCTGCATCCAGAGGTAGGCGGTGTTGGGGTCTTGGGGGATAAAGCCTACTAACGCGATCAGGGCGCCCTTGAACCTATACGCCAGCAACGGCGCCGACTTCTCTCCAAACGCCACCATCGCATCCAGGTCCTCAGCGTTCATACCACAGCTAATGTTGCAGAGCATGCGTAGTGTCAGTGGCGTGATTTCCTCAACCTCAGAGGTCATGGATCATCCTCCGTGACCAGCGCCGGGAACACACCCAGGACCGTGGCCGGGTAGGGATAGGGTTGCTGGATATAAAACTGACCGGGGACAGTGTAGGTGGGGTTGAGGAAGGTTCGGGCATCGCCGTTGACGAGGCCAGTGACGATCTGTGAGGTTTGGCCGGTGAGCATCGAGGAGACTTGGCCGAGGATCAGGTCGTTCATGGGGACCAGTGTGGTCGAGTCGCTGCCGATCCAGAGACCGAGAGTGTTGTTCACGCGCACATCTACATAAGGAATCTTCTTGAGCTTGCCTTGGATCTGCATCCGCTGGATGTCGATGGCGAGGGTTTGGAGATTGCAGGTGTAGCCGAGACCTATGGTGACGGTGGTGTAGCCGGGTGATCCGCTGGGTGGGGCCGGGAGCGTGAAGAACCCCGAGACTGGCATTGTGATGTTGATAATGTACACATTGCCGAGATTATCGGTAGCGAGTCCCGTGCACACCAATCCGGCGAGGTGTTCGGCTCCTTGGAATGACAACTGAGCAGCGCCAGTATATTGCACTCCGCTATCGACGCACCAAGCCGAGGACAACCCATTAGGGAAAACTCTGTCGGCCATGCGCTCGATGAACTGCACAGTATTGCCATTAACAACACGCTGAACAACAAAGTATGCTGCATCGACATTCCCCGCATTAGCGGTGGTTTCGGTCACCGCACAGGTGGATTGGAATAGGCCTTGGGTGTTGTGCTGGGCCCAGCCAACAAATTCTTGCTCCTTGAGGTAGGTCAGTGAAAGCAAGATACCATCATTCCGCACAGTCCAGGCGATATAGTACGGCGCCTCGGCCCAGCACCATTCCTTCACCGTATAGCCGAAGAAGAAATGGCTGGAGGTTACAGATATGTCCGTGCCGGTGAAGACTTGGAAGTAGATGTTGTAGGCGAGGTCACGTACAGCGGAGCCTTTAGCTTGGATATAGAGTATATCGTAGTTCGCCACGATTGGCGGCACATCACTAGAACCTACCCCCGACTGCCGGGTGGCCACGATCTGTGATGGCGTGACAGCGGTTCCATAGCCGCCTCCATTAACAATCCACGTAGCCCGGTCAGTAAGAACCAGCATCCCAGCTGAGGATGAGACAATAGACTTGATAGTCTCCTGTACCGTCGAGACCAGCGTGCCAGTGATGGCGTCATCCGCTGCGACTGGATTAGAGATGTCGTAGTTATAATACAACCCCGTCCGCGACATGTTGAATGTCTGTGGGGCAGAGATGCTAGCCGCCAGCACTAGCCGCTGCTGAAAGTAGCTCGGAACGCCCGGATTGCCAGCGGAAGATGTCCCCAACACCGCTGTTGCTGTTGCTCCACCACCGCCGCTGAACCCAACAGTCGGTGTGGATAGATAACCGGTGCCGTTATAGATTAGTGCCACAGACACCACGCCCCAGGTGATGTTGGCTTGCGCGCCAACGCCGATACCGGAGGTTGATTGTTGGACCAGAATCGATGCCAGTGTGCCGTTGGTTGAGCCGGCATTGACTACAGTCCATGTCGAGACGCCGCCGCCGCTGACAGTGGCAGCCTCGAGTATGATTCCGTCGTTGAAGGTGACGGTGTCGCCGGCGAGGTATCTGGTGCCTGAGGCATGGACAGTGGCGGATACACAGCCGCAATAGGCCTGGGCCTGAGCATTGGCGCTGGGAGTGCCGCCGGAGAAGGTGACGTTGGGGACGGTGCTATATCCGCTGCCAGCCGCGGTGACATTGACTGCGGATAATGGCTGGCCAACGAATGGATTCTGTGCGATTGGTGGCGTCTCAGCAAAGTCCTGACCAATATTAGAGTCGACGAAGGTCGTGGATTTGCAGGTGCCGATGAAGCCATATTCAGCCCCAGCCGGCACGACACCGTAGTAGTTCACCACCGCTTCGTAGACATTGTAGGCAACCGCATTAGTCGCTGCGGTCCAGGTGATCTGATTAGACCCAGCGACGGTACGAATGTCTTGTTTGCTGGAAAGTGTACCGGGGGTGGATGGCTCAGATTCTTGGCCATTAATATCGATCGAGGTGACCGCGTAGGCGTAGTTGACTGAGCCGGAGGACAGCGAGGTATTAACTGTCACACCGGTCGGGGCCTGGACTGTAGATCCAAATACAATCGGCGCCAGTACCCAATTCGTGGCGGAGATGAGGCTCAGCGACTGTGGCGCGTAGTTGGGGTGGGTCAGCACCATCTTGTTGGTTTGCTGGGCGAACTTGACTAGGGCTAGGTCTGCTGCGGCCCAGGGTGAGGGGATGGTGTAGACGCGCTGGGCTGAGCCGCCGGAGGTGTAGGCGGTGTAGCCAGTGGAGTTGATCGCAGAGCTATCGAGAATCGCTGCGAGGGTGATGGTGTTGAGCGTTGTGGCCGAGACTAGAAAGAACCGACCATTGAGTTGCGTCATTCCCATAATGCCAGAGACATAAACCCAGTCACCGACAAGATAGTCATGGGCGGTGACATCCAATACTGCCGGGTTGGCCTGAGTGGCGCCAGAGATTGTTAATGCATTCTCCAACACCGGCGAGCCATGATAAAAGAACCGGCAATACTTATCCCCCATCTCCATCGCGTAGCCGATCAGTGTCGCGGCTTGGAAGGTGATGATGCGGACAGCGGTGGCGGACTTGTAGGCTTGGAGGCAATAGGCTGTACCCATCCGACTCGACGCACCACCACGATAATCGATATAGAAGTTCTGCATCAACGCCGCGCCTGAGCGGTATTTGTTGATGTCTACGCGAGCGAATAGGTTCGGCGCCCATTCGCCGGAGTTGAAGCTGGCCTGTGCTACAATGTCAGCCATGAGTTATCCGAATGCTGGCCACATACCACCCCAATCAAAGCCTGTGAACGGTCCGCCATATGGATCAGCGAAGTCTACTCCGCGGATGCGAATCCAATCAGGGGTCATGTCGTTGATGGTGAGGCCTTCGTTGCCGTCGACTTCGCGGGCGAGGGCGATCGAGGCGTTGGCTTGCTGGATGAGCAGGTTCGCGAGCTTCTTGTCGCCACCGAGGGGGAGACATAGATGGGCGCCGAGGATTTTGGTGTAGGCGTCTTGGAACAGATCATCGAATATGTCGGGGTTGGTGACGTCTTGAACATACGCCCCGATCGCGTATTCTTGGTTGGTGAGGACTACTCGCTGCGGGGCTGCGGCGCCGAAGGTGAGGTTGAAGGTAGCGAGGTTGTCGCCAGAGCCAGTGGTGGCAGATACGCCAACGGGGTTAGATTGAACGGCGAAGTAGCTTCCTCCAAGTACCGCGGGAGTGTCTTCGGTGTTGGTTG